ACAGATTCTTCAAGTGTAACACTTGGCGAGTACGTATTGGAAACTTCCGAGAAGCAAGTAAACTTACAACTTTGTAAGAACAACTTGCGTAACACTTGGGAGGCGGCACAAGCGGGTTATTCAGCTTACGAAAAGTTACCAGCATCGTTTGAAGAGTTCCTTTTGGCTCAAGTGAGCGCGGAGGTTGCACAATCAATCGAGAAAGGTATTTGGAAAACTAACCTATTCTATGATAGCGCATCAGTTCCAGGTCAAGATGGAATGTTCGGTTACTTGGTTGACAATAGCGCAATCGAAGAAACTGCAAGTGGGGCAACTACTGGCTCAAACGTTGTAACACGTTTACAAGCAATGTTGGACGCATCACCAGCGGCCCTTTATGGTAAAGAAGATTATGGTTTCTATGTTGGACCATCAACAATGAAGGCTTACCAAGCGGCTTTATCTGCGGGTAACTATAACTTCCAATTCTACGTTGGTGAGAAGCCAATGAACTTCCAAGGTATTCCAGTGAACCTTTGCCCAGGTCTTACAGACGACGACGCGGTATTAGGTCTTAAGCGTGACTTACACTTTGGAACGGGTCTATTGAGCGACTTAAACGAAGTTAAGGTTATCGACATGGCGGATATCGACGGATCACAGAACGTAAGAGTAATCATGCGTTTCACTGGTGGTATCATCGCAACGAACCCAACTCAACAAGTTGTACTTAACGTAACCTAATTCATTTAGATTTGTATCATAACGGGGGTGGGAAAAATCCCGCCCCTTTTTTTTCACTAAACAAAATAAAAAAATATGGCTTGTAATACATTAGCAACTAGATACGAACCTTGTAAAGAGTTCGCGGGGGGTTTACGTGGGGTATTCTTAGTACCTTATACATTTAGCGACATAATTAACAAAGACGCGGACGGATTGGTTACCACTATGACAGATAGCGGCGCAACTAACCTAACGGGTTATTTTTGGGAATTAAAAGGACTATCTACATTAGAAATTAGCGGTGCAACCACTAGAGATAACGGAACAACTGCATACACTCAAACTTTGACCTTATCGGTTAAGCCTGGAGGTAGCACGGCGGCGTTAGCGGATACCGACGCGGAATTATTCGACACCTTGACAAAAGGGCGTTGGAGAGTAATTGCATGGGACCGTAACAACGTATTTACCTTATTGGGTGAGGTTGAAGGTATGGACGCAACCACCGACGTAGAAAGTTGGGGTACACAAATGGGCGACGCTCGTTTAAATACCGTTACGTTGGTAGGTATGGAAACAACACCTAAAACAATTGTAGACGCGGCATCATATAGCGATATGGGAAGCGTTATTACAATCGCATAAAATCTTGCTTGTTTCATAGTAGCGGGGACCTTTCGGGGTCCCTTTTTTTATGCTCGGCAAACGAAAATTTAATTTTACGTTACTTAAATAGATGGTAATAAATAACGCCACTTCAACCGTTGAGTTTTTCCCATTCGTTACGTTCGACGACGTAGCGGCGGGGGCTGGTGGCTCGGATGAATACCTTTTACAACAAGATGGGTCGTTTATCCTACAACAAGACGGGAGTAAGATAATAAGCGCGGCGGCGGGTGGTTCCGTTGACGTGCAAGTATGGCATAAAAACACCAAGACTTTGGCCGAGGGTACAAGCGGTATAACTCAAACGGGTAGTAAAATACGCATTAATTTACCGTCCCTTACGACCATTGCAGATGTTGCGGACGACCTCGATACCGTATTAATTAGGGTATTGTATGAAAACGCATTAAAATGGGAATACGTGGCAACCTGGAGTACCGAAAGCACGAACATAAACAAAGAATTTAAATCTTGGGATACGGTAGATACCGAAGCACCCCAATGGATAATAATATGAGCATTAAATTAATCGAGTTAGCGAGTTACACTACCCCCGCCGTTGTAGAGCATAAAAATAAAGAGTGGGTCGAATACGGAGAAGATAATAATTATTATCAGTATTTGATTGACCTATATTATGGTAGCCCTACCAATAACGCGGCCATTAAGGGGATTAGTGATTTGATTTTTGGCGACGGCTTGGAAGTAGTACAAGCGGACCGACATTTAAAAGGTTATTTGGACCTTAAAAAAGTATTTCATGAAGATTGCTTACGCAATTGCGCCATGGATTTAAAAATGCTTGGGCAATATGCCATACACTTGGTTAAATCAAAAGACAAAAAAAAGTACGTTGCGGCATACCATTGGCCTATCCAAACATTACGCCCCGAACGTTGTAACGAAGATGGCGACGTAGAAGGATATTATTTTGCGGCCGATTGGGCTAAATTAAAGCGTGGACAAAAGCCAAAGCGTTTCGCGGCATTTGGGTTCGATAATAACGACACCGAATGTATGTTAGTGGTTAAACCTTATAGCACGGGTAACTATTATTTTGCACCTGTAGACTACCAAGGTGGAACGCAATACGCAAACCTAGAAATTGAAATAGCCAATTACCATATCAACAACATTAAAAACGGCCTTGCGCCGTCTATGTTGGTTAACTTCAACAACGGGCAACCACCCGCCGAGGTTAAGGATATGATAGAGGCACAGATACAAAGTAAATTTAGCGGATCGAGTAACGCGGGTAAATTCATTTTGTCGTTTAACGATAACGCGGAAAGCAAAGCGGACATTACACCCGTTCAATTAAGCGACGCACACAATCAATACCAATTTTTAAGCGGTGAGGCGGGAAGTAAGATATTAATTGCCCATCGTATTACCTCGCCTATGTTGTTAGGTATTAAGGACCAAACGGGACTTGGTAACAACGCCGACGAACTCAAAACGGCAAGTACGTTATTTGATAATACGGTAATTCGCCCATTCCAAAGGTTATTACTTGATGGAGTTCAAAAGATAATGAACGCTAACGGGTATAACCTGGACGTTTACTTTAAGACATTACAACCATTAGAATTTACGGATTTAAGCGGTAAGGTAGTAGACAAAGAAACCCAAGAAAAGGAATACGGATTTAGCAAAGTAGAATTGGTAAAGCCAACGGCGGGGGAATCTAAAGACGAATTTATTTCCCGATGTATCCCGATTGTCAAAAAGGAAGGTAAAAAAGACGATCAAGCGGCGGCCATTTGTTATTCATATTGGGAAGGTAAAACGCAATTGGCGGAATCATACACCGATTACCCCGAAAGTGCCTCAAACAACGCTAAAAGGGCGTTAGAATGGGTTGATAAACACGGTTGGGGTGATTGTGGTACGGATGTAGGTAAACAACGCGCCCACCAATTAGCAAAAGGCGAACCAATATCACGCGACACCATCGCGAGAATGTCGGCATTTAGAAGGCACCAACAACATAAGGACGTTCCATATTCGGAAGGATGCGGGGGTTTAATGTGGGATGCTTGGGGAGGTGAAAGCGGTATCGCTTGGGCCGAACGTAAGTTAAAAGAAATAGACTTAAGCCAACAAGTTAAAATGGTCGATATGACCGAAAGCGACGAACACGAATGGCTCGACTATTTAGCGGACAAAGGCGAGGTTATCGGTGATGAATACGAATTAGTATTAGAGCAAGAAGTAACCGAACCCGAAAAAGAGGGCAACGAATACAAATTTTTTAAACGTTTTGCGGACCCCGAAAAAAAAAGTAAGGACGATAAGGGGTTATTTTTGATTCGTTACCGATACGCACCGATGCGCACTAAAAACAATAGCCGTATATTTTGCAAAGACATGGTGGCAAATGCTAAAATGGGCGTAGTGTATCGTAGAGAGGACATAACCCAAATGGGTGAACAAGGTATTAACGGACAATTTGCACCAAAGGGTAAATCTACATATTCAATATGGAAGTTTAAAGGCGGGGTTAATTGCCATCATAATTGGTATCGTTTAACCTACGTGCGTAAACGTGAAAAGGGCGGTAAATATATACCATTAACACCCGAAGAAAAGAGCGCGAGAATCCGCGAAATTGAGGAAAACTATAAAAGAGTATCTAACCAAAGCGCAGATAGGGAAGGGGTACCGTTTAACCCACCAGGATGGGACCAAGCGAGTACCAAGCCCATTAATATGCCAAACCAAGGGAGATTAAATTAAAATGTACACCAACGACAACGTATTATTAATTACTAAAGACCACCTTTTTAAGTACACGCAGTTACAAGGGAATGTGGACATTGATAAAATAACGCCATTTGTTAAGATAGCGCAAGACATCCAAATCCAAGAAATATGCGGCACCAAGTTGTACCGTAAGATTTTAACGGATGTGCAAGGCGATACGCTAACGGGCGATTATTTGACTTTGGTAAGTCAGTATTTACAACCGATGTTAATTCATTATGCGATGGCCGACTTTATGTTATTCCATGGATATGAGGTTAGCAACGCGGGAATTTTAAGAAATACACCCGAAGGCACTAATTTACCCGCTAAGGATGAATTGGATACATTGGTAAAACGCCAACGCGATATTGCCGAAACGTACCGAACCAAAGCGGTAGATTATTTAAATTATTTCCCGTCTTTATTCCCCGAGTATTCGGCCGATCAAGAAAGCGGAATGTATCCCGACCATAACCCAAGTAATTATACGAATTGGAATCTGTAAAACCATACGCACCCAAGCCCGATAAGGTTAAAAAATTGGCTAAAGTGTATGCGGACCTCAAGAAAAAGCAACCCAAGGCCAACCCATTATTTAAGGGGATAGCAAAAGTTATATTTTTGACGGCTTTTTTTTCTTCATGCTCGGCACAATGGCACGTAAAACAAGCATTAAAAAAGGACCCTAACATTATAACCGAAAAAATTATAGTCGAAAAGGACACATTGATTATACGCGATTCGGTGCGATATACGGACACTTTAGTAACCAAGGCAATAGATACCATTCAAATCGAAAATGAACTTGTTAGCACTATTGTATATCGCTATTTCGATACTTTTAGGGTTGTACAAACACTTAAAGGGGACACGGTTAGAATCACGAAAAAAGTGGTAACACCCGTAGTTGAGGCAAAACCGAGTTATTGGGGTTGGATTGTTGCGGGTTTAATTTTAGTAATATGGATAATAAAGAAATAAAGACACCATCGAGAAGCGCACCCAAGGGGTCCAAGCGTGGATGTTTATGTAAGGATAAAGAGATTTATTCTGTAAAATGTTGCGATGGTAGTTTATGGGCGCAAGGCATTGGCCCGATAGTTCGAACAAGTTAAATAAAAAACGTTAATTAGATATGAGTATTTCAGCACAAAGTTTTAGCGCGGGTTACACGGGTTGCAAGGTAATTTCAAATACAAGCGCAAACACGGGCGAATTTCGCGGTTTCGTTGTAAATGACGATGCGGTGGTTTCCGCTATATTGGATAAGGATGGATCAAGCATATTAAGCGACTTGGGATTAAGTGGGGTTACACTTCGTAGCGGTATTTTTATAGCCGTAGAAAGTGGCGATTTCATTAGTTCTATTACCTTAACAAGCGGTTCCATCGTAGCCTATACAAGATGATAGGCGTATTTGTCAAATCAACCCGATACAAGGGCTATCCATTTAAAGTTCTTAACGACCTTATAAGTCGTGTAGAAGCGGATGGGGGTACGGTAGAGGCGTTGAGTTGCACGATGTCCAATTTTCGAATGCCTTACTTCGACTATTTCCAAACGTTTCACACAAGGGTAACGGATGATAGTGGAGTAGTTGAAGGGGCTGATTGTTTCAACCAAGTAATACGAGATTTGAAAGGATGAGTTTGTTAGATTTAGCGTCGTTAGTTTTAGCACCAACCGCCACAAAAGAGGGCAAGGTTTACTCGGCTATTCCCGACACGGGAGAGGGCGATATGACGTTCACAAGAGGGAGTTCGGCAACAAGGGTAAACAGCGAAGGGTTGATTGAAAAGGAGAGGGGTAATTTGTTGTTGCAATCGAATACGTTTAATACGACTTGGACAACTACAAATGCCAATATAACGGGAGGACAATCGGGATATGACGGCAGTTCGCATGCTTGGCTATTTCAAAGTACATCAACACTATGTAGATTAAATCAAAGTTTATCATTTACAAGTATTGTAACTATTAGTGTATATGCTAAAAGTGGTACAAGTTCATTTTTGTTTTTAGAATATTTAGGTACTGTATCACAAACTTGGTTTAATTTAACGACAGGTAGTGTTGCAACAACTTCAAATATAATAGATGCTAATATGCAATCTATTGGTAATGGTTGGTATAGATGTTCAATGACTTATAATCAAAGTGCAGTAGGTGAATTAAGAATTAGAATTAGTGATTCTGATAATAGTAATGTTACAACAAGTTCATCAACAATCTACATCCAAGACGCTCAACTTGAGCAAGGCTTAGTCGCTCAACCTTACATTCCTACAACAACAACGGCAGTATATGAAGGTATAACCGATGACGTTCCTCGTGTTGATTATTCGGGTGGAGGATGCCCAAGTTTACTTTTAGAACCACAGAGGACGAACTCAAT